ATGGATAAGGACGCGGATGCCTATGTGAGGCAGTGGTGTAGATCATCAGCAGAAAACAAAAAGACCTGCATCAGTTATGGTGGAGACATGGATTATTGACTTGACAGGTCTTTAGATTTCCTATATAATATGTAAAGATTTATAACGGAGTGTAACATGACTGTAACAACCAATGATCGCGGACAACAGAATCTGTTCGCTAAAGAACCCCAGATGTATGTCTCTCAGATTGATGCTGAGCGTTATGGATATGAGACATATGCAGAGAAAGCAGAGAAGCTAAATGGTCGCACTGCGATGATTGGTTTTATTGCAGCAGTTGTTTCGTATGCTACATCTGGTAGTGTATTTTTCTTTGGTGCGTTCGGATTCTGACAACTGAAATCTTTCTGCTATAATGGTGGAATAGATAGGGAGAATAGCAAAAAGTAATATGCCAAACCCCAATCAACTCTACGAGGACATGCAGAAACTGGATGACATGTACGAAGAACTTCTCTGGCATCCAGAAGACGAGCTACAATTCTCTCATGATGGAGAGAAAATTATTATCACTAACAAAACTTTGGAGCAAAAACAATGAACGAAAACGCAGAACGCATTAACGGTTGGGCAGCAATGCTCGGCGTCATTGCCGCAATGGGTAGTTATGCAGTCACAGGCCAAATTATTCCAGGGGTATGGTAAATGCTAGTATTCGCATCAGGTTTGGTACTTCTTTTTATTATTAATGCAGTATTATCTGATATTGATATTGACGATGACAATGACGGACCAGGTGGTGGACTGATGCAACCAGTTTACGCACCATCATCTTCTTGACAAACAAAACCGAATAAACTATAATGAAGGGGCAATACGCTCCTTTTTTTAATGTTCCGTCGTTTAGCTGCCTTATTTGTACTAGGATCTCTTGGTGCATCCTGTGCATCAAATGCTGGATCCTCTACTACTACTCTTACAGCAGAACCAATTAAAGAAGATGTTGTCATTACTCCTGTAGTTCCACACGAACCCTCCTGGCAGTGTCCTGAATGCTCACCAGAAGAAAAGTATGTCCTTGAACAACTACAAGACAAAACAAGAATCACAGATCGAAATGCCTTGGCAACGATCATGGGTAACATCAAACAGGAATCTAAGTTCATCGCCAACATCTGTGAAGGGGGTGTTCGTGTTACTTATGAGAACTGTTTGAGAGGTGGTTATGGATTGATTCAGTGGACTTCTATCAATCGTTATAGAGGACTTGGAAACTTTGCAGTGAAGTATGATTGCAATCCAAGTGAATTAGATTGTCAAGTTCGTTGGATGATTAATGAACCTATCTTCCAACGTGTCCTTCCACAGTTTGAAGGTGGTGGACAAACTGTATCTTATTACATGAAACCTGCTTATTATTGGTTGGGTTGGGGTATTAAAGGAAACCGTGAACTCTATGCTTATAACTACACTAACAAATTCGTATTGGTATGATCGGCACTCTTACTAAAACTCTGAAAAATATTCTTGGTATTACTGAGAATAAAGAAATTAAATGTACTATTGATGAACTAGAAGTACCTTTGTTTGAATGTGGACCAGGACACCTTACTCAAGGTTATGGTTCTTTCGTAGGTGTTCCTGCACCGAAAGTTTTAAAAAATGATCCTTGGTTTGGAGAACCTGTGAAATCAGAAAAACAACTGGAGTATGAACACATCAACGAAGATCCCCATGACGGATGGTGGTTGCGTCCTGAATGGCAAGACCCCAAAGAACCTGACAACATCCATGAAGTGATGTATGATATGGCGACTAAGTGTGGAAAAACTACAACACAGTTAGACCCAGTTGGTGGATCAGAAAACTTCCAAGGAGGATCGGAGAACATTCATGGTTGATGATTGGAGATATAGTAAAGAGAAACTCAAACTTAGAGAACAAGCTCTTTTCATTTTGTTAAGTAGGTATGGCACTGAACTTGACAACACAAGAAAATCAAAGTATACTAACCAGTCTATATACGAATGTGCCCATGACTGGGTATCCCAAGGTAATGTAAATTGTAATGGCATTACCAAATACTACGAGGCATATTATGCAAAAAGTAATTAATGTTTTAGCAGTCCTATCATTCGTAGGAACTGCCGGTATCGTCGGAGGCGGTACTGTACTATATCTCAATAAAGATTCTATTATTGAGAATGTAAAGAATCAAGTTGCTGGTGCAGCATCAGAAGCAATTGCTGGTGCTCTACCTGGAATGATGGATTCTGCAATGCCAGAACTTCCTTCTACTACTGGTGCTGCTTTGCCACTCCCCTCTACTACTGGACCTTCTCTTCCTTTCTGATATGAAAAAAATTATTATGACCCTGATGGCAGCATGTCTTGCTGCTCCTGTAATGGCAGATCCTATTGGAAAGGATGACTACTATACTAATCATTCAATGGGATGTATGTTGCTCCAAGAATGTACGGATGATGTCAAACAAGTCTTTAATCTTTTGGATATTTCTAGTGAGTATACCAATACTGATGATTTTTATCCTGTTGCTAACGAGTTCAACACTATGCTTGTTGCCCTTAACCAGGTCGGAGTTAATGTGTTTTTAGCAGATGAGAAATATTTTTCAGTGGGGCATCGTGGTGTATATCATACTGTAGGCAACAATTTTTTCTTGAACAAAACGTTTATGAAACGTCCCCATGTTCTTATGAGTGTGATGCGTCATGAAGGATGGCACGCTGCACAAGATTGTATGGCAGGAACAATTGAGAATAACATGATTGCTATCATTCATAATGAGGATGATGTTCCTGAGATGTGGCAAGAGATGGCACGGAGAGCATATGTTTTACAACCCTCTGCTATTCCATGGGAGAAAGAAGCAACCTGGGCAGGTAAGACTGAAGGTATGACTCTCAAAGCACTTGAATCTTGTGCAGCAGGAACTATGTGGATTGACTATGAACCAACTCCTATGACCAGAGAATGGTTGGAAGAAAACAATTTTATTTCTAAATAGAAATGCGTTGCTCCACATGGAATGCCAGAGGAAGTAAAAAAAGAAGAAACCAAGAAGAAAGGTATTCTTGGAAAAATGAAGGAGGCAGCAAGTGACAAAGAAGAACAGCTTGATATTCTTTCTACTTTTGTTAGGCTTGGCATCCTTGTTTGGAGCGGCGGAATACTCACGCTGGCGTACATCCAGTTACCACCTGTACTCGGTATTCCAGAGCAAAAACTAGATCCGACTTTTATCGCAAGCGTCTTTACTGGGGTGCTTGCGACTTTTGGTGTCCAGGCAGCAAAGAAAGGTGCTAATGGTAACGGTTCTTCAAATGGTGGTGGCATTACCAAAGCAGATATGGAAAGATTGATTGCTGCTGCAGCACAAACTGCACCTGCTCAAACTATTCGTGTGGAGCAAGCACCAATTAAGTTTATCACTAATGATGGCGAACCACCTGTAAAACCTACCGTGTAATCTTATGAACTTCTTTAAATGGACTGCATTAGGAGTTGGTGGTATTGTTGCCGTAGCACATATTGGTGTTCTAGGGCACATCATCCAAGCAACAAAAACACCAGAAGTTCCAATTATTAATTTACCTAGAGGAGATTACTCTTCTTATAAGATCAAAGCAGGTAAAGAAGGTTATAGTATAGAATATAAAGCAAATGATCCTGCTGTTCTTAATTCTGAGAGATCACTTGACTTAGATAAGAATAAGAAAGGATTCTTTGGTGGTAATAGTAGTGAGAAGAGAACTGAATATAGACGTGATGAATACACTATGGATGGAACTCGTAATATAGGAGGTGCTGTAGACGGCGAGGGAAAGTCTGCAAAAGACATAGAGTGTATCGTGGCGGACGCTGGAGCACGGAGTCAAGGTGCAATGGCAGGAACTAGTATTGCTGCTGGTATTGGTGTTCCTGCTGTGATTGGTATTCCATATGTTGGATGGTTAGCAGCTGGTTGGGTATCACTTTTAGGTGGCAGAATAGGTTCTGCTGCTGGATCTACAGTTGGTTCTATGCTTAATGATTGCTAATGAAATTTGAACTTACTATGGATGATTACACTATCATTCTCAATGCATTACACTACTATAAAAAAGTAGAAAAGAAAGGCAACTTCAAACAATACAATGAAGAACGTGTGAATAAGTTGAGAGATAAAATGGCATACCAATTAATACCTTCCAGAGATTGTAATAGAC